GGCAGGTGTCTATGGCGCGAGAGAATGGCGATTTGCGTTTCACCATGGTAAAGGATCTGACTGCATGAAGAAACTTCTCTGGGTCGGCGATGCGGGAGTGCCCAGTGGGTTCGCGAAAGCGACGCATTACATTCTGGATTCTCTTCGTCATCTCTATGTGGTAACAGTGCTCGGGGTTAACTATCGTGGTGATCCCCATGAGTATCCATATGAGATTTTTGCAGCAGCTCCAGGGGGAGATCTGTTCGGTGTTGGACGTCTTATCTGGATGTGTGACTATGTGAAGCCGGACGTCATTGTCATTCAGAATGATGGATGGAACATTCCGCATTACATCCAGCAATTGAAGCGTTTTCCGGAATACAAGAATGTTCCAGTTGTTGCCTCTGTTGCTGTGGATGGGAAGAATTTTCAAGGCAAATGGCTCGATGGTGTGTCTCTTGCAATCTTTTGGACTCAGTTCGCATTGGATGAGGCTCGTGAAGGTGGCTATAAGGGGCCAGCGGCTGTGATTCCACTGGGTGTCGATCGAGCGATTTATCACCCTATGGACAAGATGGAGCTTCGGCGTAGGCTTCTACCGGCTACACTGCATGACGTATTCATTATCGGCAACGTCAATCGGAATCAGCCACGTAAACGATGGGATCTTCTGATCAAGTATTTCGCTACATGGCTACGATCGAGCAAGGTGAAGGATGCCTATCTCTATCTTCATACAGCTCCTACTGGAGATACTGGTAGCGATGTTCGCCAACTGGCGTCCTACTATGGGTGCGTCGATCGTCTAGCATTTGTGCAGCCTGAGACCTGGTATGGCCCACCTGATCAAAATCTGGCTGAGACTTACAACATGTTCGATGTAAACGCCACTACGACACAGGGCGAAGGCTTTGGTCTGACGACTTTGGAGTCGATGGCCTGTGGTATTCCTCAGATTCTGCCAGATTGGGCCGCACTTGGTGACTGGGCGAAAGATGCTGCATGGATGGTTCCATGTCCAACGACAGGTATTGGACCACCGTATGTCAATGTAATTGGCGGTGTTCCAGATGAGAAGAGTTTCGTTCAGGCTTTTCAGCGTATGTATGCTGATCCACGAGCTCGTCTGAACAATGCGCAGGCTGCATTCGAGCGCTCACAGGAGAACCGCTTCAGCTGGCTCGTAATCGGGAAGTCTTATCTCGATGCATTGGGCTGTGTTTTTGGTATGCATCACTGGTTGGATATTCGTACTCATGCGAGTTCTGGGTTCGAAGGGATTTGTGGGGTCTGCGGCGCTAGGTGTGTGGGCTCGGAGGTTCTGGAGATCAACGAGGATCGTCCGAGAACGAAAATCCCGGTGGGGCCAGGGTTTGGCCCTGCTGAAAAAGAAGATGCGTCTCCGACGATCCTCGTCGGCCGAACTGGAACGTCTTCAACCGGAGGCAACGGAGCCTCGGAAGGCTCGGAGAGCAACGAGGATTGTCGGAGAGCGCCAAACGACGCTGGGGCTGACCAAATCCTCAAGGGAAAAGAAGATGCGTCTCCGACGATCCTAAGCGGTCCTTTCGGGAGGTCACGATGAAGCTGGAGATCAAGGGCGTCTCGGTCATGTCCACGAAGCTGAGAGACATAGAGAAGGCGATGCCTGAGAAGATCGCTCGCGCTCTGTTCGTCGAGGGAAATGTGGAGATGACCGAGTCAAAAAAGCGCTGTCCAGTAGATATCGACTACTCTGGTGGCCGCGTGCCACCCCATCCCGGACAGTTGCGAGCCAGTGGGACTGTGCATCCCCCAATACGCGAGGGTAAGAGGACGACTGTCATATTGTCCTATGGTGGAGCGGCTATCGACTACGCCATTTACGTCCATGAGATCACCGGCAACTATCATCCAGTTGGACAGGCAAAATATTTGGAGAGTGTCTTGAACGAGTCGAGACCTTTCATGGCTGCACGACTCGGGGAAAGGCTGAAGTTCTGATGTTCCTCGATGATATGGCGAGTGTGCTCGTGACAGCTGGAGTAGGCACGCTGGGTGTGGATTTGTTTTTATCCAGCAAAGCAGTTATTCCATCTGGTACTGGACCTTACATCACACTGACTGAAACAGGTGGTATGGGTGTTGGTGGATTCAGAGGAGAAGGTGGACGAGTCCAGAACAAGGCGCGATCATCGACCGTCCGTCCAGGAGCTCAGGTGCTTGTGCGTGCGTCTTCATACAATACAGCACGGTCAAAATCCAATGCTGCGCTGGACGCTCTCGATGGGCTATGGAACACAAAGATAAATGGTGTCGCTTATCTGAGCGTCACTGCACGGCAAGAGCCGACCGACGCAGGCGTAGACGAAGCTGGACGTGCAGTCGTCGTATTCAACATCGACTGCGAAAAGCAACCCACTTAGACGGACACATGAGGAGAAATCAAAATGCCAACTACGCCAACACTGGCCATCAGTGGACATGGAACAATCATTGCGGTCCAGCTTACACCTGGCAGCACGTTTACAGACATTGCTGAGCAAGGCGATATCACTCCACCTGAGATGAGTCGCAATGAGTTCGACTCGACGACTCAGGAAAAGGACATCGACGCGTATGTGCTCGGCGTGCTGCGTCGTGG